GGGAAATACGAGGCGACCTATACGCAGGAGTCACTCTTCTCACAGGCGGATTCCCCTGCCAGCCATTCAGTGTTGCCGGGAAGCAGCGAGGCAAGACAGATGACCGCTATCTCTGGCCGGAAATGCTGCGAGTCATACGCGAGGCAAGGCCAGTTTGGATCATTGGTGAAAATGTTGCTGGCATCGTCAACATGGCACTCGACCAGGTGCATATTGACTTGGAAGCAGAAGGTTACGAAGTCGAATCGCTCATTATTCCAGCTTGCGGTGTCGATGCCCCGCACAGAAGAGATCGAGTCTGGATTATGGCCCACGCCAAGGGAGGGAAGCGAGGAAGGCTACAAGACAAGGGCAGCGCGAAAGGGTCACAAGATTGCGATCAGCTATCTCGAATCACGAGTGGATTATCTGGAAAATCATGCGCCAGCAATGTGGCCGACCCCGTCAGCCAACGAAGATGCGGCGGGAACACCGAAGGGAAATATGCAGAGGATGCTGGGAAATCATCCAGCCATCCGTGGCACAACACCGCAGGAGTGGCAACGTGGCTCCCTGAACCCAACGTGGGTCGAGTGGTTAATGGGCTACCGAATCGGGTGGACAGAATTAAAGGACTTGGCAACGCCATCGTCCCGCAGGTCGCGGCGGAAATCATCAGAAACATCAACCTAGTCATGGAGAACAAATGAAAACCTGGACCAATCAAACCAACTCAGTCCACAAGGTGGACGATAACAATCTGTGGCCGAGGACGACCTACATGATCCCAGACGAACTTACTGGACCACTCTGGGACGATGCCGTGCCGGTGCCGCACAAGATCAAGCCGTACTATCCGGGGCGGGCAACGGGCGGAGCGACCGCCGTGTACAGGGCTGGTGCTATCGGTGATAGCGTCATCGCAACCGCAATCGTCAACTACCTGGTACAGGAATCTGGAGGGGTAGTGGATGTTTACACTCCAGCCCGCAACATGACGCTCTACGCTGGGCTAGGCGCAAGGCTGCTCCCACTACCGCCAACGCTGGAAGCTTGGGAATCATACGATGCCCATGTTCCACTGGATGATTTGTTCTCCGGCCAGGTTGGCAACACCAAGCTTGGGACAGGCGCAGGCAACGCCTACAAGCGCATCTACGAATGGATGAACGCATGGGATGAGGAGAAGATGGCCAAGTATTGTAGGCCAAAGCTGTACCTAATCGACCCAGATCACAACGAGCTAAAGGAACTTGGCAAGTGGCCGCTACCAACGCCTTTCTTTGCTTACCATGTAAGCAGCTCTGGTCCGACCCGCACCTACCCGCCCAAGATGGGGCAGGAGGCGGTGCTGGCATTGCTTGAAGCGTACCCCAAACATCACGCGGTTATCATCGGGCTGGACAACTCCAACAACTTCGAGGTGAATCACCCCAGGGTCATCGACCTCTTCAACTGCACCAAGCAGGTGCGGTCGCTGTTCCCGATCATAGCCAACGCGGACTTTGTCGTGGCGCCCGACAGCAGTGTCAACCACATGGCGGCGGGCTTGGACACGGCTTGCGTCAGCTTGTGGGGATCATATTCGCCAGAAGATCGAGTTCAGTTCTACCCAAAGAACGTGTCAGTCTACAAGCCTGACACCTGCCCGCACGCTCCGTGCCGCCCTCATGCGGGCTTGCCGCAACAGAAGTGTAAGGATGCGACCAACAAGACCAAAGGCACCCAGTACTGGTGCAATGCCCTACGCAACATCACCGCCAAGGATATTGTAGATGCGGCGGCGAAAGCGATGGAGTTGGAGGAGAAGAGCAAATGAACAAAGCCATGAACAGGGCCGCAGACATTGCGGTCATAGTCTGCCCGTGGTTCTTTACGCTAAAGATTATCCTGTGCGCCTCTGGGTATAGCCAGATTGATTGGTGGGATGCACTGTTCATTCTTGCCTACACCTTTATCGTCAGGGAGGTGAGGAAGGATATCTAAACTCCGGCGCATGGTACGCAGGGAGATCCTGCGGCGGGCTGTCCTCCTAGTGTGTACGCCTCTTGAAACAGAGCCGGTTTGATTTATGAACCCGATGCCCCGAATGGTACGCATGGAGATCATGCGGCTGGCCGACAAACTCAGCCATTTGAAACAAAGGGGCATGATCTTCCATATAAGCATGACTTATATCATGCGACAGTTACTTGCGCGGGTGCTTTAGGCGGGCATGATCCGAGGTTAATAAATGAGTTTCGATCAAGACTTCCGTCCTATTATCAAAAGGCTTTGCGGGGTTAGCGATGACGCACCCGCCAGCGAATTTTACGCATCCTGCGCGGCCATTGCCATGTACTGTCGCGTGTGGAACGCCGGACAAGATGGAGCCATAAGAATATTCAAGGCCAAGGGTGGTCCACTCACATCAAATAGAATAAGCAGAACCGATGCGCTTGAACTTGTTGCCTGCGCCTTTGCCCACTCATACGAAAGCGAAGTCGAGCGGATGTTCCATAAGGCATGGAACGATGAAGCATTAGATTATCTAATAATCCAGCATTGCGTGGAGTGCAATGGCAGATCGTATAGGTTTGATTTCGCAAATCCAGAAATCAAGTTGGCCATTGAGATCGACGGCTACGCATACCATAACAGCAAAGAATCATTCACAAGAGATCGGGCCAGAGATAGGGATTGCACGGAAAATGGCTGGACTGTTTTGAGATTCGCAGCAAAAGAAGTCATGGATGATGCCAAGTCATGCGTGGATCAGGCGATCAAATGCATGAAGGCAATCATGGAAAGGAAGGCGTGAGACTACCCAAACGAACCGAGAACTTCATCAGCAACGGAGCCAAGGAGGGCGAGCGTAACCAGGAGTTGTTTCTGGCCGCACAGCAACTCAGGGACGCGGGCATTGCGGAGTCGGATGCCTTGGATCGCCTGTGGCCGGGGGCTACATCGAGCGGGCTGAAGGACCGCGAGATCGAGGCGGCGATCAAGTCAGCCTATCGCAAGGCTGCCCGCCAGCCCATCGGGGAATCGCTCAACCCATTCAAGATCCAAGAACCTGTGCGGATCGAGCTTGAGCCATGCCCAAAGCCAAGCCACCACGCCGATGATGTCAGGAAGTTTTTGCTCACCGCCTTCAATGAGGGCGACCGGGTATGCATCGTGGGCGCAATCCACCAGGACGACAGCGAGAGGCCGTCAGGAAAGGGAACCATCAAGACCCGCGAGGATTGGCTCAAGCAGTTCCATGCCGGGGTCGAGTTGCCCGAAAGCTATGTCGGGGCTTATGTCTGCATCAATCCCGTTGGCGAGTCGCGCAAGTCCGATGATGTCCAAGCCTTCCGTCATGCGCTGATCGAGTTCGACAGCGGCACGATGGATGAGCAGTGGAATGTCATCCGCGCACTTGAGCTGCCCTGCTCGGTGGTCATCCACTCCGGCTCCCGCTCGGTCCATGCCTGGGTCAAGGTGGATGCCAAAGATGCCAAGGAATATGAGGATCGGGTGGCCTACCTCTATTCCAAGATGGCGCAGTTCGACATCGACCCCAAGAACAAGGATGCCTCAAGGTTGTCGCGCCTCCCCGGTGCGCCGAGGAAACTCGCCAATGCCCACCAGGCGTTGCTCGCAACGAACATCGGGCGGCAAGGGTGGAGCGAGTGGCGGGCGCACATGGAGGCGATGAACCTGCCGCAACCTACGCCGTGGCAGGACATCCTGGGGTTCAAGGCGGACGAGGATGGCGATTGTTTGCTTGGCAATCGCTGGTTGTGCAAGGGCGGGTCATGCGTATGGATCGGAGGATCGGGGTTGGGAAAGTCCACGCTCTGCCTGCAAGCCATGATGACCTGGGCCATCGGCCTACCGTTCCTTGGGATCACGCCCAAGAAGCCGCTACGAAGCCTGTTGGTACAGGCCGAGAACGATCTGGGTGATGTTGCGGAGATGGCCCAAGGTGTGCTTCGACACCTCAAGGGAAAGCTGAACCTGACCGAGGAGCAGTCTGCATTGATGCTTGCCAATGTCACGATCATCAGGGACACGACCAAAACGGGGCCGGACTTCGCAAAGATGACGGCTGCCCTGATTGGCCTACATCGCCCGGACCTGTGCTGGATTGATCCGCTCCTATCCTTTATGGGAGGGGATGCCCTTGCCCAGGAGAACATGACCATGTTCCTGCGCCACTGCCTGAACCCAATCAGCGTGGCCACCGGGGTGACATGGATGGTAATGCACCACACGCCAAAGCCGCCGAAGGAAGGTGGTGGCTCACAAACGCTCTACGATCTCGCCTACGCTGGGCTAGGGTCAAGCGAGCTAACCAACTGGGCAAGGGCCGTGGTGTACCTTCAGGCGGTCAAGGAAGGGCATTTTAAGCTGTCGTTCCCCAAGCGCGGAACACGGGCAGCTATCCCTTGGCCCCAGGGCGATACCGATGTACACGCCAGCAAGTACGCCACCCATGTATGGCTACGCCATGCCGAGGAGTGGATGGCCTGGGAGGAGTCAAATGGGCCAGAGAACACGGGCAGGGGGCGCAAGGAAATGACCATAGAACCGGCCCTGCCCGATTGGCCGAAAGGGAGTGGGTACACCGCCTGTCTGGAGCATATTGTGGCTTGCGTTGGGTGTTCCCAACGGAAGGCACAGGAGTTGTTTGCTACCGCAAAATCTGATGGCACGATCTCCAAGGATGGGGATGGTTGGAAGATCACCGAGCTTTCGTAAGTCGTTGATAATGGTTTTTGCAGAAATGCGACTTACGCAAGATTTGGGACTACCGCAACAATTCAAGTTGCGGTACCGCAGAAATGAGCTTTTGCCCGCATACCGCAACTACCGCAAGAAATACCCCTTATAGGGGTATTTCTGCGGTATTGCTGCGGCGGTTGAAATTATTTGTTGCGGTGGTGGGGTGAAAACTTGATCGAGAAATCTTGCGTAAGTGTTTTGGAATTGAAATCGTGGGGTTGGGGGTTGGAAAGGTCGTGCTATACTAGGGGAATGAAACGCCCAGGACTCTATGCCAATATCAACGCCCGACGCAAGGCCGGGACCAGCCGACCCAAGAGCCAATCCACCATTAGCCCCAGAACCTGGCGGCTGATGAAGGCCAAGAAGGGTGGCTTTAGTGAAGGCAGGAAGGGATAGGGTAGGGCTGGCTTGGGCCTACATTGAACTTCTCCTTACCGAGAACTCAAGGCTCCACCAGACAATAGGCAAGGTTGACCGGCTGTGCGGTGACATCCTGGCTGACTGCTCCCGCGAGGTGTACGAGGCCAATATGAATGACCTGACCAGAGACCTGGAGGATCTGGCAAACTTCCTTGAAGTCCACCAGGAAAAGATTAAACTGCTTGCCAGCGTCTTAAATGAACCCGCGTAAACTACCCTGCAATAGCCCGCGCCGGACGCCCGGTGCCAATAAGAAGTTTGTGGTTAGGGCCTGCTCCGGCGGGCAATCCAAGACCATCCGCTTTGGTGACCCCAAGATGACCATCAAGAAATCCATCCCTGGGCGCAGGAAGAGCTTTAGGGCTAGGCATCGGTGCGATTCCAACCCGCCTAGCAAGATGACTGCACGCTACTGGAGCTGCCGAAAGTGGTAAAGAAAGGCACCAGGATACCGTTTAATCGAGCAGAAATGCCCCCAGAAGCGAGGATTGGCGGCAAGCAGGTAGATTGTACCTCCCAATCAAAGATACAGGCTATAAAGCCCAAAATACCAGAATCCTTGGGCAATAAAGCCTGCTGCGTCTCTATCGGACGCTGAAGTACCGTTTATCCTGACGCTCCCGCTCTTTGCGCCAGGAATCCCAACGCTCCCGCTGCCTCTGCGCTACCATTTGATAATGCTCCCGCGATAGTTTCCGAGCCTTACTCGGACCCTTAACGCTCCCGCCTTTCCTGCCGATACCGGCTAGGTATTCCTTAACGATCTGTTCCTTTGTCATTTTTATAGACTCCTTATAGGTGCGCCAAGCCTCCGTTTATTAGCGGATACCAGGACGCTCCCGATTTATGCTCCAGGCTGCCGTTTATTAGGCGGCTGCCAGGTGCGATGCTATTTGGTCCCGCCCAAGGGTGGAACTTGGGGCGGTATGAATAATTATTTATTCAGAATTATACAATGCATTATCAATTAAATTACAAAATGAATCCAACATTTTATCTTCAACCCAATCTTTTTGAAGATGCCCCATTTTTGAAGCCCAGATCGTGCCTTTTATTTGTTTTAGGCTTTCTTTCAAGTAATCCACCTTCCACTGTAATTCTCTTTCTTTTGTCATGGTTCCCTTTCTTTATTTGTTTTTAGGTCTCACCTATCGGCTCAACCTCTCCCCCCTTCCGTGACGAAAGGGGACGAGGGAAAGCGTTTAGCTATTCCAAGATAAGATCCGGCTTTTGCATATAGGATGGCTCTTTCTCCCAAAGACAGATCATTATGGGGGAATCCTCATTTCCATGGATAACCCCATAATTTATATTTTTATCATCTTCTATTCCGTATTTTTCAAAGGCCCAGGCAATCGAATCAAATGATCCAACGCCTACCCCTTCATCTTTTCTTGTTATGTATGTTTCCATATTTCCTCCTTATTTCCTTAATACGATCCAAGCGAAGCCGACCAGGATTCCGCCTAAAATCAGGCCGTGTGCGAAATAGACCGCTCCATTCATCGCCACGCCTCCTTTCTGATTGTGTAGATCGTCCGCCCATTCATCCCCCGCCAGCGTTCCGCAGCCTCTAGGCTTTCGAAACGGCAGGCGAAGGAACCGGCTCGGGTGTAGATGGAGAAGCAAATCACGATTGGCTTTCCTTCCAATTCTCAAAGATTTCCTCTGCCTCGTTGTGATACCACTCCTGCACCTTTTCCATAATGTAAAAATAAATGGCAGCCATGCCATAATTCTCCATCGGATTTTCGCCCACTCCCGCGTTTTCGTATGCTTGCTCAAGTTCCGATCCGTGCAGATACCAAACCGTCTTGATTTCGTGCGTGTAAACTGGAACGCTCGAATCAACTATCGAGTGGATGGCTCCATCATAATCCAGATCATTACCGATACACGGAAGCGAATCCGTGTCTGGATTATTGTTCAAATAGTTCTCCAACTCTGCCTTCACATCATTGATGGCCGATTGGACTCGGCTTTCAAGCGTGTCGTCTATTTCGATTGTGCGTTTCATTGTATGTGTTTCCTTTCTTTTGGTTTTTGGCTGTCTCATCAGTTTGCGGTAGCCAACCGCAAAGACCCCCAAAGGGGTTTCGACTTTATTCGTAATCTTCCTCCGTAAATACCTCCTCATCTTTTGCCCATTCAAACAATATCTTTTCAAGCTTCTCAAGATTTCCGCTCACATACCCTTGATTGCCTATCGTGAGCATATATCTCTCATAGGGGGGATCGTAATCCTCTCCAGCATCTTCTATGTGGATATTTCCGTATAAATCAGTTTCGTGCCATACCTTTCCATAGCAAATTGCAGTAATCTCTCTGCCTAGTCCGTCAACTGATGGCTCTATAAATTTTTTAATTGTTTTCCTTATTGTTTTCATTGTATGTGTTTCCTTTCTTTTGGTTTGTTTATTTCCCGCCCCAGTAATGGAGGGCGTAGAAAAGTGAGGATGTGATAATGATGGGGAGGATGAGGAGGATTTCGATCATTTCAGAACCTCGTCAGCTTGCCACATCGCCTCATCAATTTGCTCAACCAAGCGAGCGGTTTTGTTTCTGGGATTGTTGAACTCCTCCGCTTGCACATACTCAAAACTTTTTTCGAGAGCAGCACGAAGCGTGGAGATGGTTTCCAGCAGTTCTTTAATGCGAAGATCTTTGGCCGTCATCGCCTCGGCGTTGGTTGTGTTGCTTTGCATAAACGCAGACTACTGCAAGCGGGTTGAATGTGTCAAGGGATTATTTTTTGCGGTGCGTTGTGGTAAATTGTCGCCGTGAGCGAATCGCCCGGAACTGCCCCAAAAGCGAAAAACGGAAAGCATCAATTTACCCCCGAGATCGAGGCAAAGATCCTCGATGCCTGCGGATCTGGTTTTACCATCGAGAAAGCGGGAGCCTTGGTTGGTGTGAATCCGTCCACCATTCGCACTTGGTGCCAGCGTAAACCGAAATTTGCCGAGAAGGTGGAGACAGCAAGGAAAAACCACGAATTGTCTCTTTTGAAATCCGTAGAGCAAGCAGGCGAAAAGAGTTGGCAGGCGAAGGCTTGGATTTTAGAGCGAACCTATTCCTATGCCCAGCCATCAGCCAGGTTGCAAGTATCTGGAGATGTGCAACATACAGCGACCGGCGGCTTCGCTCAACTGCTCGCTGGCCTTGCATCCCGCAGAGCTGAAAAGAAAGCACAAGTTATTGAGGCCCAGGAAGTTAAAGCATTACCAGATCCTAAAGATAAATACAATAGCTATTGTGCGACAGATAACTTGCAACCTATTGTCACTACAACACCAAAAAATCCTGGTAAGCCTCGTCCTTTGAGGATGAGGAAACGCAAACCAAGGCAAGAAAGCCTTAAGAAATGGCCCCTACACGACACCCCCCCTGCCACGCCCCCCGCCACCGATTCTACACGTAATACCCCCCTAAATAATTGCGACACAAAACAAAAAGAGGATCATGCCCAAGAGACTTCCCAAGGCAGCGCAGAAGGCTCCTGACGAGATAATCGAAGACCTGCTTCGACCTGCGCCTTTCGCAAGTAAGGTGTTGGGAATCAATCTTTATGATTGGCAAAGAAAGGTTCTTGCTGATTTGGAGCCAAGAGACTGCCGAGTGGCTCTGCGTGCCGCTAACGGTTCCGGCAAGACTTCGACGGTAATTTCAGCCATTCTTATATGGCACGCTCTCACATTTCAGCGTTCCATAGCCGTCACAACCGCAGGCGTTTTCCGTCAAGTCGAGTCCCAACTCTGGCCTAGCCTTCGCTCCCACATTGCCAAGCTTGGCGGCCCCTGGGAGGTCACTTCTGGCGAGATCCGCTACCTGCACCCTAACGGCAACACATCGCGCATTATAGGGTACTCTGCGACCGACCCAGGGCGTGCTGAAGGCTGGCACGCAGAGGACCACGATATTGCGCCCCTGCTTATGGTCGTGGACGAGGCCAAGACCGTTGCCGACCCCCTCTTCGAGGCCATCAGCCGGTGTCAACCCACCCGGCTGTTAATCGCCTCATCCCCGGGGGGTAGCAGCGGTGCCTTCTATCGCGCCTTCACCAAGGAGGCGAGTATGTGGCAAAAGCACGCCGTAACGGCGTTTGACTGCCCCCATATCACCCAAGCCCAGATCGACGAGGTCATCCAGCGGTATGGCGAGAAACACCCTTTGACCCGCTCCATGATCTATGGCGAGTTTGTGGACATAGGCAACGAAAGCTTGGTTATTAACCTGACCCAGCTTCAGGCGTGCCTGACCAGCCCGCCAGACTTCAAGCCAGGAACTAGGGTGGCAGGCGTGGACTTTGCGGCAGGTGGTGACGCCAACGTGCTTTGCGTAAGGGATGGCAACAAGGTATTGCCATTCATCTCATGGCGTGAAAGGGATACGATGGCCGCCGTGGGCAGGTTTATTGTCGAGTTCAAGAAGGCTGGGCTACAGGCCGACAACATCTACGCCGACGCCAGCGGTCTTGGCATGGTCATGTGCGATGCTTTGGCCGAGGCAGGCTGGGAGGTCAACCGGGTCAACTTCGGGTCTTCCGCCTACGATAACGATGCCTATACCAACCGCTCCGCCGAGATGTGGTACGGCATGGCCAAGAAGATTGGCGATGCCGAAATCATCCTGCCGGAAGACGATGAACTGACGGCGCAACTGACCTGTCGGCGCACCATCACCAATTCCAAGGGCAAACTCGGAGTCGAGTCCAAGGACTCAATGAGGTCCAGGGGACTCGCCTCACCCGACAAGGCTGATGCCCTTGCCCTGTGTCTGGATGGTGGTAATCTTCGGTTCGACTTGACTTTCCCCGTTGAAAAGCCAACGTGGAGGTCATTGCAAGCTATGATGGAGTCGAGCGACCCCGTGATGGCTGGCTTCGACGCAGGAGGTTAATATGAACATCTGGAACTGGATTACCGCAAATTGGACCGAGATCGTTGCCGCCGTTGGTGGCATCGTGCTTGCCGCCCGCATCATTGTTAAATTGACCCCGACCCCCGCTGATGATTCCTTCCTAGAAAAGGTAATCAATTTCCTCAAGGGCGTCGGTCTCAATATTAAATAACTTTAAGTGATCGGTGCGATACTTAACATCATCGCGTCGATCCTTCGCCTCATTCCGGGTTGGAAAGAAAAGCGTGTTGACCGGCTTGAGGGTGATTGGAAAAACAACCGCGATGCCATTGATCGCGATCTTGGCCCTCAGCCTTGGTGGATGCGCCACAACGACCCCGACAACGAATACGACCGGGGCCGTTGAGGCGTTGATGCGAGATGAAAATTATCCGGCTGTTCGCAACTCTGATCCTGCCGTCCGTGCATGGGCAAAACGCGCTTTGCATTATGTCAACGATCTTTCATTTGAATTGAACAGGGAAAGGGAGAAATGACACCCAAGGACAACCGCCGCCAAGATTACTACGTAAGGATCATAGAATCGCTCAACCAGCGTGAAAGCTGGGAGAACCGCCAGCGGTTGTTTTACCAGGCCCGTTACTTCGGTGTGCGTCGCAAAGTCAAGCCCTGGCCGACCGCCGCCGACCTGCACGTCCAGTTGATCGACACGGCCATCGAGAAGCTTAAACCCTCCTTCGTCAATTCCGCCATCGGCAACGACATCCTCTCCAGCTTTGTACCGATGCGCCAGCAGTTGACCCCGATTACGGCATCCGCCGAACGTTGGTTCGATTATCAGATGCGCGAGAAGACCAACTTCCAGAAGGAGATCGTTTCCGTCATCGACCACATTCTCCTTTACGGGCGCGGCGTGGCCAAGGTAATCTGGAATGAGGATAAGAAGAGGATCGACTTTGAAGCCATTGACCCTTTCCACATTATTGTCCCTTCCTACACGAAGGAGTTTAAGGACGCCGACTTCATCGTCCACATTCTCTCTGTCTCGGTGGACTCCTATAAGGCCAACCCTCTATACAAGCAGGACGAGAACTTCATCAAGACAATCACCGGCAAGCCCAGTGATTCGCTCGGTCTTCGTTCCGAGATTCAGGACGAAATCTACCGCCGTGAAGGTATCACCGACGAGGCTGACAATGATCGCATCATTCTTTGGGAAATGTACACTCCTTCTGAGGACGGCTGGAAGGTCGAGACTTACAGCCCTCTTCAGGTCACGACCGACGTAAGAAAGCCTTTCATTCTGCCGTACAAGCACGGCGAACCTCCCTTTGTCGATTTCCCCTATGAAGTCACAGGGGGCGGTTGGTACAGCCCACGGGGAGTCGCAGAAATTCTCCTCCCCGGAGAGAATCTGCTCAACAAGCTGAAGAATAGCCTGAGCGATTACGTTGAGCTGGCCAACCGACCCGTTTTTGAGGCACAGAATCCGATCTCGCTCAACACAGCGAATCTGAAGATGCAACCCGGCCAGATCCTTCCCCAGGGCCTCAAGCCAGTCCAGTTCAGCCAACCTCCCTTCGACTTCCAGCGTTTGATGCTGGAGGAGCGGATGCTGGCCGAGCAGCGGATGGGTAACCCCGACTTCGGAGCCGGATCGCAGTACCAGATCAGCGACCGTAAGACTGCCACCGAGATCGCCGCCGTGCAGGCGCAAGCCGCCGCTTCCGGCGACCTTCGTAACCGCATCTTCCGAATGGGCTTGGCGCACCTCTTCAAGCAGTGCTGGTCGCTTTATACCCAGTACAACAACAAGGATCTGATGTTCCGCTACGCCGAGGAGACCGGCACCATGCCGCCCGAGGGTATCCATGAGGAGTATTCGATTGAACCGAAGGGTGGATTGGATTTCATCAACCGCCAGTTCTCGCTCCAGAAGGCGGTGGCCCGGATGCAGATGTTTAACGGCAACCCGTTCGTCAACCAGGGCGAACTGGTCAAGTCTGTCATCGAGCAGGACGATCCCAGCCTGGTGCGCCGACTCTATCAAGATCCGCAGGCCGGAATGGGCAGCCAATCCGAGGATCAGGCGACCGAGATTGCGACCATGCTTGCCACCGGCTTCCCGGTTCAGATCAAGCCTTCCGACGACCACAAGGCGCACATTCAGGTGTTGTTCCAGTTTAATCAGGCCGCACAGCAGAGGGGCCAGCAGGTTGACCAGATTGCCATGCAGGCACTCATGGCGCACCTGCAACAGCACCTTGCCGCTCTGGAGCAGGTTGATCCCAACACCTCCCGCGCCATCCAGAAGCAACTCAGGGATGCCGCCAAGCAGGAAGTCCGCGCCCAAGAACAAGCCTTGACAGCCCAAGCCCAGCCCGCACCATTGGCGGCTTGAAAGTTCCAGTAATGCGAGACGCCTTCCAGCAGGAAGGCTTGGCCAACCTGTGCAAGTGGGCCAACGAGAAAGGTGCCACTGGAAAGGCCGTCGAGATCGGTGCATATAGCGGTGAGGGTACGATTGTACTGGCGAAGTATTTCAAGGAAGTGTTGGCGGTCGATCCCTGGCTCAACGGCTACGACATTAACGACGTGGCAAGCTCGCAATGCCCGATGAAGTTCGTTCTGGCCAAGTTCCATGAAAATACCAAGGGGCTTGGTAACGTGAATTACAGTCAGAGCAAAAGTCTGGATGCTCTTGAATTTGTTAAGGATGGTAGCCTAGACTTGGTCTATGTGGACGGCGACCATCGGTACGAGGCGGTTCTGGCGGACCTCAAGGGCTGGCTCCCGAAGTTGCGAGCCGGAGGGATCATGGCTGGCCACGATTGGAGTTTCAAGGATGTACAGAAGGCTCTGGCCGAGGTGTTTGTCGGCAAGGAAGCCGTTCTTTTCCAAGGTGACAGTTGGGCGTTGATACCATGAGATATCGCAGGGGTGACATAAATAAAGATGGAAAGTTGTTTTGGTCGTATAGATATGGTGATGAAATATGGCTTACAAGAGAAAGTTTTGAACTCAGGCATAAAAAGAAACTTGAGTGGCAAAGAAAAAATATAAATCATCAACAAAACAGGAAAAATGTTAAAGAATGGACGGTTAAAAACTACTCAAGAAAACTTGCTAGAGTTAGAAAATATCAGGCACTAAAAAGAAATTCATGCACAGAAATAGGGGATATAAATTGCATAAAAGTTTTTTACGAGGCAGCAAAAAGAGTGGGAAGCTGCCTTGGAATTAAATTTCATGTTGACCATATAATTCCACTATCTATTGGAGGAAGTCACCACCAATCAAATCTTCAGTGGGTTCCAAGCAAATGGAATATATCAAAACTAAACAGGTCAACAAAATTATTTTCTATATAAGATATTTATGATAAACAAGTTAAAGGCTTTGATTTGTTTCTGTAGAAACTATAACTGGGTAAACGAACCCGCATGGCTTGAGGAGGACGAAAAGGCGTGGACAGCGTTCCTTGGAACCCCCACCGGCAAGAAACTCAGCCTTATCTTACTCAATCTTACTTTGCGCCACAATGCCTCCGCAGTGATGAAAAATGGGGATAGACTTGCAGAGGCGTGCGGATGGGCTAAAGGTTATAGAGGTTGTGTGGCGACCCTAGAGTCGCTTGCGACCGCAAAACTAAACTCGGCCATCCCTGGCTACGGGGATGACGCCGATGAACCAGTAGCCGACTAACCTGGTCGCGGGAATGACTCCCCTGCGATTGAGTGTAAGAAAGGGTCAAAATGGCGGATTCAAATAACCTGACGGAAGTTGACTTGTTAGCCATGGCAGCCGCAGCCGACGAAGGTAGGGATTATAGCCCCGAACCCAAGAAGGAAGAGGAAGCCAAAGTCGAACAGACAGCAACCGAAAAGGCCAGCGGAGATATCGAGCAGAAACCCGCGCCTGCTGAAGAAGCCGAAACAAAACAGGATGCCTCGAGTGAGGCACCCGCAACCGAGGAGAAATCCAAGGAAGCGAAAAGTTCTCTAACAACTGAACCTTCAGAAACCAAGTCGGAATCGGCCTCCGAAAAGAAGCCGTCCCGATACGAGAAGGCCAAGTCTCGTCTTGAGAAAGAGTGGGAAGATGTCCGAGCAGAGAAAGCAAGACTCAAAGCCGAACGGGAAGCCATCGAATCGGCCAAAGCGCAAAGGGAGGCTGCACAGCCTAGTCCTGAAACGCCGAAGGCTGGAAGTCGAAAGTATAGCCCGGAAGATTACCGGGAGGCGGCAAAGAGCTATCGTGAGGAAGGCCGCGACGATCTTGCAAAGCTCGCTGAACAAAAAGCCACTGAAATCGAGACTGAGGACCAAAAACTTGCCCAGGAAAAGATCCAAGGCGAGCTGAAGAAGGCGTGGGACGAAAACCTGTATCGCGAAGTTGAGGCCAATCCTGAGCTAAAGGATTCCTCAACGAAGCTTTACAAGACCGTATCCGAGATGCTCCAAAAGCACGCCATTCTCCGCAACTATCCCAATGGCATCAGCGATGCCGTTGCGATAGCCAAGGACAGGCTGAAAGCGGAGTCCGCTTCCGATTTGGAAAAGAGGGTTCAAGAGTATGAGCGTGAAATCGCTCAACTCAGAAAAGCTACGACACCGGCCTCCGGCCAGCCGTCCGCGCCAGCCAAGCAGAAGTCATTTCACGAAATGTCCTCTGCCGACCAGGAGAAAGAACTTCTCCGCATGGCGATGGAAGCTGACCGAGCCAACGTGTAGCAATAAAGGATACTAAACAAAATGGTTACTACTGGTTCAGTCACGGCACAGTTCCAGACGTATTTCAGCAAGCAATTGCTGGAGCGTGCGCTGCCCCTCCTTCAGATGGAGCAGTTTGCGAACAAGGTGCCTTACCCCACCAAAACTGGCGGAAACAAAACGATTCGTTTCTTCCGCTTTGACGACCCGAGCATCAGCGCGATTGCCAACCTGTCCGAAGGCACGACCCCGGCCAGCGGTGACGAACGCGATCTGACTCTCTCTTCGGTCGAAGCCACCCTCGTTCAGTACGGTTCCAAGATCGTGTTGACCGACGTGTTGCTCGCCACCGAGCTGTTCAGCCACCTCGCCCAGGCCACCAAGCAGCTTGGCGAAGACGCCGCCCTCCACGCCGACACCCTGTGTCACCGTGCGTTGGTGCAGGATTCTTCCACCAGCACTGGTACCGGCGTGGCCACGAAGTCCTATGCCCGTTATGCCCAAAACGGCACCAACGGCACGACCTTCGCGACCAGCACGACCCCCAACTCCAGCATCACCGCCACCGACCTGCTCGACGGAGCGACCGCGCTGTTCATCAGCCGCGCCCCCAAGATCAAGGACGGCTACGCCCTCGTGGCGCACCCGGCGGTCGTTCGCGACCTCCAGCAGGACGACGATTGGCTGAAGGTTTCCAGCTACTCCGCCCCGGATCAAATCTTCCGTGGCGAGGTTGGCAAACTCTTCGGCGTGTCCGTCATCTCCAGCACCAACGTCCAGACGTTTGCCACCGCCGCTGACGGCGTGGCCAACGCTGCCACTGCCAACGCCGCCGTTTACGGCAACGTGTTGCTCGGTGGTCAGGCGTTCGGAGTTCCTCACCTGTCCGCCGTTGCGGCTTCCGGCTCGCCCTTCTCCCCGAAGGTCACGATCCTCGACGCGGCTGACAAGAGCGACCCCTATGGACAGCGGATCGTCTGCTCGTTCAAGACGTTCTACGCGGCCAAGCAGCTCGACACCCGGTTCTTCCGCGTGTTGTTCAGCAAGTCCAACTACTCGTAATAGTTAAATGGGAGCCATGCTAATTATTGGTATGGGTCCCCGGAAGGCGGGGGAGGATAAAACCTCCCCCGCTCCTTCCACCAAGGAGAAGTCCATGAAATCAGGAATGGTGAAACTTCCCGTCTCCATGTTTGAACTTGGGGAGGGCGAGGAAAACGCATCTCCCGAAGTGGGCGACATGGTGGAACTTGAAGGCACGGTTGAGTCCATCGAGAACGGTGTTGCCATGGTCCGCGTGAATAACGCGATGGCCGAGGAATCCGAATCCGAGGAAAACAACAAGCCCGAGATGTCCGAGGAAGACCGCATGATGAAGATGGCCGAGGAATCCGACAAGGAGAACTACGCCTAATGCCTGTTTACCAGTACGAAGACACCAGAAATGGGTCAGTCGTCGAACTGGAAAAGCCGGTGGCGGACAGGGACTCAGTCCCTCGTTACCTTAAAAGATTCAGCGTGCCTCAAAAATTGACGCTCGTAGGAGTTGGAGAACCCCGCGAAAACCCCGAAGGCGTCAACATGACAAACTTAATGAAGGGGTATTACTCCCAGGAACAAAAGCTTGGGAGCAGGTTCAAGAGCCAATACACGCCAGATAAGATCAAACGTGCGGCGGCCTTGCAAAGGAGTAAACAAAATGGCTAACGAATTCCAGCGCAGTCCGATCAAGGCGAAGGGGAAGGCCGTCCGCATCAATTCACAGGGCTTTGCCAATGTGATTGAGTTCACGGCGTCCAGCAGTGGTGGCACGGTCAACACCGTGGCGACCTCTCCGGCTTCGCTCAATGTGACCCTCAACGGCACGAGCTACCGCATCGCGCTCCACAGCTAAGATGCGTCTCTTATCTCGACTCACCCTTGGTGATGCCGGGACGATCATCGCATCGTCGGCTTCCACGAACACTGGAAGCTACGATGCGGTGACCGCTCTTACGCAGGCCACGGCGACATTGACGATCAGCGGATCAACCACCACGGCGACGATTGGCCAAGGAGTTACCATCTATGGCGACATCGCCAGAGTGGTGAATTCTTCTGGCGGTCAGGTTGCCATCTACGTCCGCAAGGACTAAAGGAGGCCCGTCATGGGTCGCCAGTGGAATCAGATCATATCTAGCCTTGGCCCGCTTACCGGCGGGACCATGTCGATCAACGCCAACTTGGGCGAGATCGAGGCGTTGCTTACGACCATTCAGGCTGACATTGCCGATGGTATTCAGTCCACCAAAGGAACGACAACCACCGGGACATTAACCGCTGGCACAACCAACGGAACCTTGTTCGCGGCCAAAGCAAATCGCAACTACCTCTTGGTGCAATGCACCAGCGGTACGGTGTTTATTGACACCAACGGCACCGCCAGTGCAACCGATGACATCCAGTTGACCAGCGGACAGGGTATTACTTGGGAGGGATCTTTTATCCCAACAGGCGCAATCGCAGCCATCACATCAACTGGCACGGCCAGAATCATCGGGATTCAGGGTTAATATATGGGCTTCTTCGGCGGCGGGGCGAGCGTGGCCAACATGGTCGGGGCGACCAGTTCCGTGGCAGGCACGGCGGGGCTGGTGCCTGCTCCAGCGGCTGGGGATCATAAGCTAACACTTCGGGGAGATGCTACTTTTTATCCATCACAACCCATAATGTATGGGCCGCAATCTTCATATTTGGTAGGCTCAAATGCAACATATTGGACATTTCCATTTTTAGGAGGTGGATCAACAGCAAGCATGACGACGCTAAATTGCTTTTTCTGCCCCATATTGATTCCAAAACAAGACACATACACGCGAATCGGTGTAACAGTAAATGCTGGTGCGGCAGGATCAACCATTGGCCTCGCGTTATATGATAATGACGAAACAAACAATCTTCCTAAAAACCTTCTTCAAAAAAGCACTACAGGAATTGCTACTGATTCGGCGGCAACTTTTGAGCAAACCATATCACAAACCCTTTCGGTTGGTTGGTATCATGCGGCTTTAATTCCATCAACTAGTACTACTCTAAGTTTCAGGCAAATCTCTGATTATGATTTTCCTTTTTATGGAAACATTGATCCATGGGGAGGTAGGGCAAGGGGCAAGGCAACAAACGCAAAATTAACAAACGCCAGATCGTCCGTTACCGATTTTCCAACACTAATTTCTTCCTCAGATATTACAATCCAAGCGGTAACAAACATGATTGCTCTTGGAGTTAGGAAGGTATGAAAACAGTTGTTTCCAAAATTGATGGAACGGTTGAGATTTTTGATGACAGAACTTTATCGCAAGCCAAAGCGGAGGGAATTGAGTTTCTGCGTGAAATTACAACGCAATACATAGATCAAACTTGTCCGCAATCCACCCAGCAAAACGCCGCCCTTGGCATCTACGAACCCGCCCGTTGCGAGGCCATCAAGAACTACATCGCCGCCTGCCGTAACGAATATCTGCGGTGCAAGGGATTGATCCTCGCCGCCACTTCCAACGACGAGGCCGATGCGGTGCAGTTCATCCCGCCGAGCGCGCCGGAGAATCTCTAAGATGTGCAAACGCCTCGCCATCTGGCTGACCAGTTTGAGTTTGCGTTTCTTAATGACGCGAGCGGAATACGATTGTTTTCGGGAGGCACTCAAGTTTGCCACGGAAAACAACCTGATGGCCAAGGAGACCAAGTACATCGGGAAGGTGAAGCACCTCCTCAGTGTCAACCGCTCGATCAAAAGGATTGTCGAGGAAGGTCGCAACCGGGACGAGGTGACCGAGGCCGTTGTGCATCTTGCCGTGGCTCTAAAGTATCTGGAGGGTCGGGGTCGTGAGTCTTGATGAGGTACACGATCTTAGAGCCAAGATTGAAGATGTGGATCGCAGGCTGATCCGCATAGAGGAAAGACAAGTAACTCTGTATAAAATGATTGAGACAGCCCTAGCAAGCTTTGGCGACCTGGCCAACCGGGTGACCGCCCTGGAACATCTAAAAACCAAGATGCTCCTTGTGGCGGGTGCCATAGGTGCTATAGTCAGTCTGGCTTGGGACGCTCTCAAGTCCCGCTTTTCAGGAGGTTAATTTACAATGGCATCATTCTCAGCAGGAACGACTTTCACCGATGGCGTGGCCAATGACGTTACGGCGGCCAAGCTTGGTGCTTTGGTCAACAATGCCACCCCGACCTCCGGCCTGATTCAGGATCGCACTGCTGAAACCTCCACGGCTGCCAGCGACACACTTTTGATTGGCGATTCATCCGATTCTAATGCGCTCAAACGCATCACGGTTGCCAACTTTGCCCAAACCCTGCCCACCGCAAAGATCACCACCGGCACGATTGAGACTGGCACATTTGGAACAACCACGTCAACTGCGGCTGACATCACCTCTGGAACGATCCAGACACTAACCTCGTCCACGTTGGCATCCACGCTTACGGGTGGAACCTATTCCGGCGTTATCAATTCCACCACCGGGACATTTGGCGGGCTTTTCAACGGGTCAATCAACGCAACGTCCGGCACCATTCAGACTCTAACCTCCTCCACGCTGGCTTCGAATCTTACTGGCGGAACCTATTCTGGGGCTTTGAATTCCACAACCGGCACGGTGCAGACCCTGACTTCATCGACCGCCACGGTCAGCGGTATTGCCACCTCAAAGAACATTGCGATCAATGTGGCAACCCTTTCAACTTCAAGCGGAACACAGTTGCTTGACTTTACCAGCCAAGGCTATCTGACCCACGCAATTACCGGCAATATCACCTACACGGCGCAAAATTATGCCGAAGGAAAAAGCCTTACCATCAGAATCACATCGGATGGCACGGCCAGAAATCTAACCTTCCCGGCAAGCTGGGTTTTTGTTGGAGCCAAACCAACATCCATTGCCGCCAGCAAGACTGCCGTTCTGTCGGTCACGTCGTTCGGCGCGACCGAGGCAAACTCGGTGGCGGCTTACGCCGTGCAGACGTGAACACGCTTGGATTAAGAAATCTTGGGTTTGTCGGGACTAGGCGCGGGATTGTCGCATCTGGCGGCGTTGAAACAGATGTTGGCGGATACAGGATTCACACATTCACAAGTCTTGGAACTTTCTCTGTGGAGCAGGCTCCAGGTGGACAGACAGTAGAGGCTCTTGTTATTGCTGGAGGAGGAGGAGGCGGATCAGGCAGGGGCGGCGGAGGCGGGGCTGGTGGATTTTTGTATTCATCATCTCTTTCGGTTACATCTGGATCAAATTATGTAATAACAGTCGGCGGCGGAGGTAGCGCTGGAGCCTCAAGCAATTCTGGTGTAAATGGGTCTAATTCATCTATTGGGTCAATTTCAATAGGAACTGGAGGAGGCGGTGGAGGAGGAGGAAATACAAACGGAAGTGCTGGAGGATCTGGAGGAGGAGGCGGTGGTTCAAGCGGAACAACTGTCAGAAGAACTGGTGGGACAGGAGTTTCTGGCCAGGGAAATACTGGTGGAACTGGTGCCGGATCATCTGGAAGCGGACCGGGGTCTGGAGCCGGAGGTGGAGGTGCAACAGCCGTTGGAGGAAGCACCACCGTTCATAACGATGGCGGAGAGGGCGGTGATGGTTCATTAAGCGATATCAACGGATCAAATGTGTATTATTCTGGAGGAGGAGGAGGAGGAGTAAATAATAGCTCAAACTATGGAATAGGTGGATCTGGCGGCGGTGGAAATGGCGGAGGATATTCTGGCGGAGGAATAGCAGCAGAAAATGGTGACACGAATACTGGAGGAGGAGGTGGTGGTGGTGGGACATTTAGCTCAACCTTATATGCGGCAGGCAATGGCGGTTCTGGAATCGTCATTATTAGATATTTATTGAGTTAATTTATGGCCCACTTCGCTCAAATCGATCAAGACAACCGCGTTTTGCGTGTAGTTGTCGTGGCCAACAAGAACACCTCTGACGAGAACGGAAACGAAGTGGAGCAGATCGGTCGTGATTTTTGCAACCGCTTACTTGGAGGGAGCTGGATTCAAACCTCATATAATTCAAATTTTCGTGGAAAATATGCTGGGGTTGGAGACATATACGATCCAGTAAATGATATTTTTGTTTCACAAATCGTAAACGAGGAACCATCAAATGACCTTATCTGAAATTGCAACATTCGCCGGAGAAAAGATCGGAAAGACCGACGCAGACACCGTCACGTTCCTAAAGAAGTCGGCGTCGCTTAACTATCGCCGCGTCTGGAACTTTGCCCCTTGGCGGGAAAGCGTAACGTCTTCGACCTATTCCGTCGGAACCAGCCGCACCATCACGCTAGGCACCAATGTGGAAACACCGCTGTCGGTGGCCTATGACCTGAACGAGGTTACCCCGATTGATCTCGCCACCATCGTCAGCCAAGACGCTGACCTGCTTGAGGAAACCCGCACCGGCACACCCCAGGTCTATCACTTCACCGGGCGCAACACCTCCGGCGTTGCCCAGCTTGATTTGTATCCACGCCTTGAAACGGCTGGCACCGAGACTTTGCGGGTCATTGAAAAGCTGAAGTGCATCACCAGAAACAACTGGGTTGTTGACTTCCCGCCGTCCACCGATGCCCTGGATGACGAGCTTCGACTTCCACACGTCCATCAGGTTGTCCTCTCCCTTACCCATGCCGATGCCTTGGAGCGTGAACGGCAATATGCCAAGGCTGCCCAGATCGTGCAGACCGCCAATGCGGATCTTGCGGCGATGGCCAACTACGAGTTGAGTCAGGTCGGCGGGATCAAGCAGATCACCCCAGTTGGCTTGGGCGATCTTTCCATCGAAGAAATCACGGCGGCCTAACGGAGGGCCAAGGCGATGCCCTACTACATCGACTCGATTGATGATGTGCTGGCCATAGCTGGCTCGACCAGCTTTGAGGGTGGACAGGTTTCCGGCATCACGCCAAGCCTGATCGGAAACAACCAGGCCAGCGAGCTTTACAACATGACCATCAGCCCAAGCGGGAACCTGCAAACCCGCATGGGCATTGAAACAATCTCGACAAGTTTTTCGTCTGGGTCGGCCATTCAGGGGATGCACTATTTTGACACGCCCAACCTTGAGGAACTGGTTGTGGCCACCAACGGGTCGATCTTCAGGACAACCAGTGCAACCAGTTTCTCAACCACCGGCGGAACAGTTGCCAGCAGCGCGGTCAAGGTTGACTTCTCCCAGTTCAACAACCGTCTTTATTACACCGACGGTGCGAGCGAGCTTCACTTCACGGATGGAACCAACACCTACAGGCAGGGAACCAGCGTGCTTTCCATCGCGGTTACCAATGATGGATCTGGATATACATCGACACCTACTGTCACAATCTCTGCTCCAAGTCTTGCCTACGGAACAACCGCAAGCGCGGTTGCCACGGTTGTTTCAAACAAGGTAAGCTCCATCACAGTTACATTTGCTGGGTCTGGATACACATCAGCACCAACCGTTACTATTACTGGTGGTGGAGGATCTGGTGCCACAGCCACCGCCTCCGTGTCTGCCCTTGCCCCATCCGCTTTACGCATAGTTCGCCAGTTCACCAACCGTCTGTTTGCCGTCGGTACTGGCACAAACCGAAACACGCTTTACGCATCCGACATCCTTGATGCTGAAATATGGAAAACAACCAATTCAATCATCGTCGGGGGGAATGACGGCGAGGATATTGTTTCCATCCAGCCATACTTTGACTACGAGCTTCTTGTTTTCAAGCCGAACAAGACCTATCTGGTCACGGTTGACCCAACCGCCACAACGGCTGCCGGGTGGACGGTCAGGCTTATCAACGACAAGACAGGCTGTCAGGCCGGACGCACCGTGGCGTTCGTCAACAAGGATGTGTTCTTTTTGTCCGATGACGGCATCAGGACGGTGGCAAGGTCGCTGGCCGACGATTTCTACACGGTGGGGCTTCCTCTGTCCGAGCCGGTCAAGGATATTATTGCAAGAATCAACAAGAACTTCGTGTCCGAGTGCAACGCGGCCTTCCATAACAACCGATACTACCTTGCCCTTCCGCTGGACTCGGCCACCACGCCAAGCCACATCCTTGTCTATAATGCGCTGTTCAACAGCTTTGAGGGCTTGTGGGCGGTGCCTGCTACCAAGATGACCACAACGAACTTTTCATCTGGGTATAGCACAACTGGAATCAAGCTTGCGATTGGAAGCCCTACGGGCAAGGTCGGCCACAGCTTTGATTATATTGACCCTGATACAGGCGGGGATGGCGACACGCAGTTCAAGGATTTTGGATCTTCCTACGAAAGTTATGTGGTCACCAAGGCGTATGATTTTGACGACCGACTTTCCCAGAAATACGGCTCGCACTACGAGCTTGAGTTTTATTATTCCACATCGACAGGTTGCACAATTTCAATCAAGCGCGATACCGATTCCCAATATGTCACCATTGGGACAAGCGTGGATACGGCCACCCCAGGAGGGCTTACCCTCCCATTCACCCTTCCGGCAACCTTGTCTGCCCAGACCGCCAACCGACGTGCCGACAGCCTGCGATCCTATCAGAAGTGGCGTAACCTTAAAATGAAGGTTTCCGCACCATCCAAGAAGCTTTCCATCCGTTCGATTTTGCTTGCCGCCAACCCCGATACTATCGAGGTTCAGAAGAACATCTAATGAGCGCAGTTGAGTTTATTGAGGCTTCCGGCGTGCCTGAGTCCATGTGGCCCAACTTTCGGGAATGGTTTAACTGGCACCAGGAGCGGGGATTGGTAGGGGTTGCCAAGGACGGAGACGAGGTGGCCGGAGTGGCCGTTGCCAGGTGTATTTGCCTTGGGCAAGAGGCTGAACATTATGAACATAGCGAGAATGGCGACACCGTGTTCGTGGACTTGACTGTCACGTCACTTGGTGGTAAGACTAATGCCTCGAGTCGCAAGGCTCTTAAATGCCTGCTGTCGATCCTTTGGGATCGTTTTGGTCCGCGCAGGAGGATCACCTTCAAGCGCAACGGTATTTACAAGGAGTACGATTACTACAAATTTATGCGAAAGGCACTGAACTAACATGGGCGGCGGACCATCCATTCCGGCACCTCCTCCCCCTCCGAATCCCTTGGAAGCCGCGAGGGCAAACGATCTTTTCTATCGCTCAAGCCTTGAGACCTACATCCAGAAGCAACCCGACGTTGCGGCTCTGGAACAACGTCTGCGCGAGAAATACGGCCCGCGTCAACGTGAGCTTGAACGCCAGATGTCGGCCTTGGATTTACAGCGTTCCGCACAGGCCCAGTTGCAGGTCGAGCGCGAGCTTGGTCCGCAACGCTCCCTAGAGGCAATGCGCCGCCAGTTTGAGATGGCCCCGGAGGCTTTTGCCACCCAGCGCGGATTGGGTCAGCAGGCCGCTATGCAGTTTGCCCGACTCTACGGCCAAAGCCCGATGGGTGCGGTTCCGCAGAATGTCCAGCAGGGTGCCGGAGTTCCGCCGGTTGATTATCTTACAGGTCTTCCAAGGACAGGATTGACATAATATGGCAGCCAAAACAAAACCACTTCCAGTTGCCGTAACGCAAAGGCAAGCCCAATATACTGAGCTTGGTCTTACCAATGCCGCAGACTATAAAACATTGCCTGAACTTGAAAAGGCTCTGATTCAGAATGTCTATAATTTAGATCCAGCAAAATACACACAAAAAGGCGGGACATATAATGTTGCGGCAGCGCAGCAGAAATACCAGTTTGAACAGCCTAAATTAACGGTTCCGGCCGCAGACCCGACAAGCTTCACGCAGGCTGTGTCGAATTTTGCAAATTTGGTAAAATCTGCACAAACAGCAGGAATTGATAATCTTAACACAAAAGATCAGGCAACCCTAAAGGCCGCCGCAAGGTCTGTAAGGGATTTTGATTCAAAAACCCTTGGTGAAGGTGCAAAGCAGGTTATCGCAAACATTACCGAGGCGACCAACGCCATTGATACCCTCAACAGCCAACGTAGGGCTGTTGAAATACAAAATTTCAGAAGGCAGGGACTTGATGTTGACGGTGTCACAAAGATACGGTTATCAGGAAAAGAACTTGAAGCTGCCCGTGGAAGGCTGGTTACCGAGCAGGATACGCTTCGTCGCCTTCAGGATACGCTTGTAAACACAGCTCCGAAGCTTGAGGAGTCCCTCACACGCTTTGGCCTTTCCGATATTGCCGCCGGAATTGGCAGAGTACCAGAGTCTCTCCGCCGCGTTGACACAGGCCTTGAGGCTTTGCGCGGAGACAGGATCTTCCAGACCGGCAACCTTCTTGGGAAGCTTGGCTCACAGGTTACCGACGATCAGATTCTTTCCGACATCAACACGGCACGGCGCAACGAATACAAGGGTCTTTACGACATCGGCACTGCCGCAGTCACCGACCTGCAAAGCCAGCTTTCTGTTGCAAACCAATTCCTTGCTGATCTGCCAGCCGGAGATCGTCGCCGTGCCGACGCACAGAAAACGATTGATTCCCTCAACACGGAACTTGCCGAGGCGCAGAAAGACACTCTGGAGGCAAAGAATCTTTACGAGAATTATCAGCCCATCTCCGGCACCCAGGCAACGACCGCCTTGTCCCAGTTCCGCGAATCCCTTCGCCTGCCGGAACAGCGCACGCTTGACCAGATCCGCGAGATTGATCCCAACCTTTTCAACACGATCACGCAGTTGTCCAAGCAGTACGGCGAGCTTGCAGCCCAGCCAATCGGACCGACCACGGCGGAAAGCACCGAGGCGTTGCGCCGTGAGACTGAGGCCAGAATTGCCGGTCAGGTTGCGCTAGGTTCCCAGCTTGGTGCCGAGGAACAGCGTCAATACCAGCAGGCCGCCCGTGCCGCCCAGACCGCCCGTGGCAACGTCTTTGGCGTTGCGCCTGCGGTCGAGGAGGCGGTCACCACCGGGCTTGCCGGTGAACAGAGGCTGCAAGCCCGCCTTGGTGCAGCCCAAGGCTTCCTGTCTTCCGGACAATCCGTCAGCGATGCGCTTGCCCGCGATGTCAGCCTGCGTAATGCGCTTCAGCAGTCCCGCCTGGGTGCGGCTGCCGAGTTTGCTGCCGCCGGTCCGTCACCCTACAACCTGGCCACCCAGCGGTTTGCCCAGCAACAGGGACTCCTCCAGAACTACATGGCCGCCGCGCAGCCGCAGGCAACCCAACCATTCCAGGCCACGCCGTCCGCAATGGTGCCCTATGCCTACACCGACCCGATGGCCGGATTCCGTGGGGCGCAAAATGCGGCTCAGATTTATGGGGATTTGGCAAGATACCAGGCCGATACTTATGGCGCACAGATTGGGGCAATATCAAGACAACCAAGCGGAGCGCAAATGTTCGGTGAAATTGCAGGCGGTCTTTCCAATCTTATAAAGATATAAGGAGATTTATGGCAGTATTTGATTTACCAGCAATGATGGAAATGATGAGGCAGGGTGAGCTTGACAAGCAACGCCAAGCCGAGGCGCAGAGACTTGCAGCGCAGCAACAAGAGCCTGATGTAGATTTCACGTTTGAAAAGGGAGGATTGAGGGTCAAGGGAAAGCTGAAGGATCTTCCAAGACTTAGCCAAGATCCTGCCTTTGCTCCGTATCTTCAGGGAATCGGTGATACAATCACAAACGAACAGGCTTTTGAAAACGAGGAAATTGCCGCGCAAAGAGAAGAATTGACTGAAAGGCTTGGCAAGATTTCTCGCGAGCGCATGAAACAGGAGCTTGAAATTGCCAAGGGTGACACCCGTGCGTTTAGGCCGGAGATTGGATTGGGAATACTAGGCTTGAAAAGCAGGGAGGGTATCAAGAAAGAACTTGAGGCCGAACGAAAGGTTGTCCAAGGAAAACTTGCAGAACTTTCATTTGATCGTCAGGCTGGCCAGATGACCCAGCCGACAATGGAAGAGGAGCCTGTTGCCCAAGCGGCGCAGCAGGTGCAGACACAACCAGCGCAAGAGGAAATACCTTCATTTAATTCCGCCGCCGAAGCCAGAGCCGCAGGCATCCAGCCCGGACAAACCGTAATCATCAAAGGTCAGCGGGGGACGCTTCAGCCGAAGCGATAAGCAATGGCACGGGGCTTGAGGCAACCGGCCAATGAGCCTGAGCTTGAGTTCGTTCCAGAGGAACAAGAGCTTGAGTTTGTACCAGAGGCGCAGGACGGAAATCTAACCAAGGCGCAATACATCGCATCCGGCGGAAGGCCGGAGGATGTCATCTCACCTGAACGAGAGGCCGTGCTTCAGGCCGAAACCCAAAGACAGGTACAGGCTGGCGCAACGCCGGAACAGGCAGCAGTTGTTGCTGGCCAAGCTGTCGATCAGATGGGTACAATCCGCAGGCCGGACGGAACGATTGCCGAAGGATTCAAACCGACCGATCAGGCGTTGCGCGAGAGCATCATTGAGCAACCCGCAATCCCTGCCGTAAAAGAAGCGCAGAGGCTTGGGATCGAAACCGTATCGTCAGGCACAGACAAAGATACGGGCGGCGGGTTTGCCATAGGCAAGACCAAGGAAGGAAAGCTGGTCCGAGTCGAGGCATCGCCGCAGGGAGAGGTTGATGTGTTTGAAATTGAGGAACAACCCTCACGCCTTGGGGCAGTTGCACGCACATTGGCAAAGGAATTTCTACCAAGCACGGCTGCTGGTGCCGCCACTAGGGCCGGATTTGCTGCGACACCTGGGCCACTCCCAGCAAAAATTGTGGGCGGATTGGCGGCAGGAACGGCAGCCTATCTAGGGGCGCAGAAGGCACAGCAGGCCGCTCTTGGGGCCGCACTTGGGCCTGAGAGAATGGCTAGGATTGAAGAAGTTTTACAGCGTGACATTGAGACTTACCCGGTATCCACGACAGCCGCAGCAATCCTTACGCCAACGGCAGCCGGTGTGACTGGCCTTGGAAGGCAGGCTGTGGCCGGAATCCGTGGTGCGTTTGCTCCTACTGCGGCAAGAGAAGTTGCCGAGGCTGTTCCAGCGGTTGCGGCACGCGAGGTCGCTCCGGCTGCGCCTGCTGCCGTCAAACCTGCTGCTGAAGTTGCGGAAGTTGCGGCCAAGGCGGAACCTCCAGTTATACCGCAGCCTGGTGCTGGCATGGGTATAAGAAGGGCTGGAAAACGTATCGTTGAAGACCCGCTTTTAAGCAGGGAAATGCGCGAGCAACTGGCAAAAAGCGAAGATATTCAATACGCAAAGTTTGGTCAAAAAGCCCTGCAGGATGCGCTTGCCACGGAATCGGATGATGTTGTCAGAAATCTTGCAGCCACAGGAACAACCGCCCAGAAGGTTGTGGCACAGGCTGAACTAATAAACAGAATTTCAAAAACAGGCGATGTTAAGGCACTAACAGATGTTGCCAAAAGCATAATCAAATTACCAACTGAAGGGGCGCAGGTTGTGGCTGCAATGAGAACCCTCTCATCGGCAACACCGCAGGGATATCTTTATTCGCTAAACACGCTTCTGGATAGGGCTGGAAGACAATTCACGCCGGAGTTATTGTCAAATGCCAGAAGGCTTTTTGATGTCCAGAATAGAACAAGAAAGACCTACGAAAGACTTGCCGAGGTTGCCAACAGAACACTTGATGATGCAGACATAGCCAAGGCCATCCGTGCCGAGAAATTGTTTACCGAAAGTGCATTTAGGCTACAAAACTTTGAATCAAGGTTGTTGCCTAAAAAGTTTTTCGGTGAAACATTGCCTACGGTTATTCAGGGCAATCTTCTTGCCCCGCTTTCTATCGCAACAAACTTATGGAGTAATGCCGTAAGCGCATTGCCAAGGGCAATGTCCAGACAGGGCGCATTTGTAAGCCAAGAAGTAACAAGGGCATTTCAAAGGATATTTGGGCTAAAGGTAAAAGATCGCGTTATTTCATCCCCAATTTCATTGGCTGGCGCAAGAAGGGTTGGCGAAAGCGTAAAGGCATTTGGTCGCGGATTGGCAGAGGGAATTGGAGGACTTCGTCGCGGAATAAGCACGGAGGGATTATTGGCTGGAGAGAAGATCCGTGGCTTCCAGCCCCTTCAGGCTTGGAGGCAATTCTGGACAGGGAGTGGATTGGCAAAGCCTGTACAGCAGGGATGGCGGGGGCTTGGTGCAAATGTTCTGGATCGCGCAAGACTTGCGGCAGAAGGCGCATTGGGCGCACCACCAGAAACCATGCTTCGATTGCTTCAGCTTGGCGACACGCCGTTCCGCAGAATGGCGCAGGCCAGATTACTTGCGGAGCAGGCGCAACTGGCTGGCAAAACAGGCAAGGCAATATCGGTTGCGGCTAGACTTCCGGGCAAGAAGGAGTTGGCAAAGATAGAAGAAGAAGCGGCGCAGGCCGTGTTCCAGCAAGATACACCGCTTGCTAGGGCGGCTTTGAGCGCGGCCAATATGTTTGGACTGGGAACAAAGTTTGGACCCGCAAGGGCATTAGCCAAAACAATTATTCCATACGCCAAGACACCAGCCAATGTTATTGACGAAATGCTGGATTATTCCCTGCCGGGATATGCGTTCTTTTTTAAGGGGATACCAGCAATGAAGGCTGGTAGAACAAGGGATGCACAACTTGCGATTGGAAAGACAATTACAAGCCTTACCATTGGAGCCGTGGCCAAGACGCTTTCGGATGCTGGGGTTATTGGTGGTCGCGCCGAGGAAAGCGAAAAAGCACGAGATATACAATACAAGGCATTGCCGCCAAGAACAATTAACATAAGCGCACTAAACAGGATGGCCGAAGGCGAATCAACCGAGCTTCAGCCTGGTGATAGGGTTATTAACCTTGAGAAGCTTGGGATTGTGGGCGGGATGTTGGCCACCTGGGATGCCGCAAGCAAGGCAACCGAGGGAGGTGATTTTATCAGCCCAGAATTTGTTACAGCCCTTGTGCCTGAGACGCTCTCGTTCGCCATGAATCAAAGCTTCCTCAAGGGAACCAACAGCCTTCTGTCCGCTATGTTGGACGGGCAGGGCGCGACAATGGACAAATGGATTGAGGGTTATTTTGGAACCATCTCAGCCATCCCATTCCCAAACACACTTTCGGCTGTATCCAGATCCATGCGCGAGTCGATGCCTGACAAGGTTCAGATCAAGGATGTTGAGGGTGAGGGCGTTGAAAGAACAATTAACTTATTCGGGGAAGTGTTGCGACGCAGGCTCCCCGGACTAGATGAGGACATCCCTCGCAGAATCGACGTATGGGGCAGGGAAGTTCCGCAGACCCCGGAGGGTGCCGACCCCATTGCCTATAACTTCTTTGATGTGACAAAGGGGCGCGATGTAACTTATGATCCCATCACGCTTGAGATTTACAAGCTGTTCAGGGACACCGAGGATGGCGATGTTGTTCCGCCAAAGCCGCAGAGAAACTTCACCATCAACAATGTAAAGTACAGGCTGTCGCCGGAACTTTACGAGGAATACTCGATTGCACGAGGCAGAGCCAACCGTCAGGCGGCAGAGCAGTTAATCAAAAACCCAGGATTTAGAAGGATGACAAAAGAAGATAAGGTTGTGGCAATCCGCAGTGCGTATAATCAGATCGGAGAAGAGGCTAGGAGAAGGTTTCTTGCCAAGAACCAGCGCAAGATTATGCGGGGTGAGGTGCAATGAGATTTGAAGTAAATCCAGCCTCAAGCCGCGAGCTTCGTAAGGACATGATTTCACGCGAGCTGACGGGTGCGCCATACTCAAAGGTGCCTGAAGAGGTTATGCAGACCTACCCGATACAAAAACAACAGGAGCCACAACAAAAGATTCAGGTCGAACCTGAATTTGAGTTTGTGCCGGAACCACAAGACATGAAAACAGAAACACCCCAAGACCCGCTACAAACAGCCGCGCTCAAGACAGTTGATTTTGAGGCGAGAAAAGATAAAGCCGGAAATCTGGAGGTATATCGTTTGCCCAGTGGTGACATGGGTGGTAAATTTGAAGTGGCCGGAATTAACGACCGTTATCATCCTGAAGCCTTCAAAAGAATCGCGTCGCTCCCGCCGGAGGCAAGAGCGGAAGCAGCAGCACAATATATCAAAGAATACACTGCCCCTCTCGTCTCAAAGTTGCCACAGCAAATCCAGCCGTTCGCGCAGGATCTCGCGTTTAATCGAGGGATGGGCGGCGCAACGAAGTACATCCAGCAGGGATTAAACGAGCTTGGGGTAAGGGTGGCGGTGGACGGCAAGCTTGGCCCTCAAACCCTTCAGGCTATCCAAGGCGTGCAACCATCCGCTCTGATGCGTGCGGCAAGTAACGCACAGTTAAATGATGAATACAGGATGGCTCAACGCAATCCTTCCAGAAAGCCACTGATTCGCGGGCTTGAAAACAGGATCAGAAACAGGCTGGCAATCTTCGGGTCGGCTTAATCGTTCTCGTCAAAATTTGAAATTGTGTTTCCAGACACAACCGAAACGCCGCCGTTGCCAGAATATGTATTGCCGGTCCTGAACCTTGCCCCGGATGAAGACAGAAAAGCAGAGCCAGATCGAACAACCGTATTCTCTCCGTCTGGCGACAGGTATGTATTCCCGCATTTCACATACGCCCCGTCTGGCGTCAGGTAGGTGTTGCCAACTTTTGTGATTACACCGTTTGCGCCAACCCAAGATACTATTGCCTTGGCGTATGTTCCTGGGCGTTTATATGCCCCGCCAACAAAATCATCTCCATCCTCCTCGCCATGCACCCCTGCCACTAGCAGAGCCATCAGCATTATTGTTGCTTTCATTTAAGTAAAAAGTAGAGTAACCGCGCCCAAGCTGTCAACCATGAAATTATCAAATCGCCAGATAGGAGCCGTGGGGGTTACCAGGGTTGCATCCGCACTTATGAGATTGGGTTATTCCGTTCTCACGCCGATTGAAGATTATTCCGGCTACGATCTTGTGGCCGAAAAGCGCGGAAGATTTATCCGCATCCAGGTAAAAACCTCCGAGCGAAAAGACCCGCGTTGCAACAGGTATGGATTTATGACATCGAAAGGCGCAAGCGGAAAAGACCTTTACAAGGGTGGCGTGGATGTGTTTGTTTTATATGGCCTGGACGATGATATGTTTTGGATCGTCAAGGCCAAGAACTGCAAATCCAAAAACTACAAGGCAACCATAAGAACCGGCTCATCATGGCGTATTCTAAGCGACCTCTAAATTCCAAGCAGGCATGGCGCATCTTTGAGGATGCGGTCAAGGATTTTGATGGTATCAAAGAGGCCGCCGATTGGTTGCACAGGCACCCGGAGATTGCCCGTAAGATGACCGGGGCCGGGTTGCTTGCCTGTTTCGACGAGGATCTGAAGCACGAAAAATAAGTATTGACCCGCCTTTGACACCTGCCCTAGCGTTGGGCATGGCGATCAACTCAAGGCGCAAAGGGGCGGCGGGAGAGCGGGAGTTTGCGTCTTACCTGCGCGAACAGGGTTGGCAGAAAGCTCGGCGCACCCAGCAATACGCTGGCGATCCAGAAGGCGGAAGCGGTGATGTCGTCTGCGCTAATTTTCCATTTCACTGCGAAGTAAAGCGGTGTCAGCAGATCAAGCCCGAACAATGGATGGCACAGGCCAAGGGCGATGCGCCCGATGGCAAGATCCCGGCGGTGTTCTTTCGGCGCAACGGCGAGAAGAAGTGGCTGGCCATCGTCGAGGCCGACGACCTTTGCGAGATTGCCCGCCACATCGCCCCTCCAAATTTAACGGTCAATGTCATCCAGACCGCACCCGTGGCCACCACCGTGGCGCAAGGATTTGTCATGCCTTCAACCCCAATACAAAACCCAAACCAAATATAGGAGATACATATATGGCACTAACCCTAAGTGAAACATCGAAAAACACGGAACGCCAGTTGCCCGAGGCCGGAGCAACCACCGGCGTTCTCTTCAGCCTGGTCGATCTCGGCACCCAGAAGGTGACCTGGGACGGCGAGGAGAAGTGGACCCCGAAACTCCGTCTGGCATTTGAGTTGCCCGACCAGGTTCTCGAGGGAGAGGTCACCGAAAACGGCAAGACGACCAAGGTGACCAAACCGATGGTGGTTTCCATCGAGCTGACCCGCAGCCTTGGCGAGCGTGCGACCCTTCGCAAGCTGCTTGAGCAGTGGCGCGGCGCGGCGTTCACAAGCAAGGAGCTTGCGTCCTTCAGCCTGAAGAACCTCCTCGGCAAAGCCTGCCTGCTAACTCTGGTCCACAAGACCAGCCAAGCCGGACGGCAGTACTGCGCCATTCAGGGAATGGCCAAACTGCCAAAAGGCATGAAGGCACCGACGACCACGCAGAATGGCCAGGTGTTCTACGAGATCGAGCAGGAAACCGGCGGCCAGTTCAGCGAGCTGCCGGAGTGGTTGCAGGAGAAGATCCGCTCCAGCAAGGAGCTTTCCGATGGTGCGTCTTCGGCACCGCAGGCAAAGGCTGTTGACGGAGACGGCAACCAGGTGCCGTTCTAAGCAGTGGCTCTTACCCTAACCCAAAAAGAGCCTAGCCAATCCCGTCTGGTCCAAACGGACCAGGCGGGACATTGGTATACGGAACAAGGCGAGTCGGCGCACGTTGTCATTGGAAAGAATGGCAACGAGCGCAACACCACGGTTGCTGACGCACGTAAGATGGGATTGCTTCCATCGGTTACCAGCGTGCTTGGCATCATGGACAAGCCGCAGCTTACATCATGGAAGATCGAGCAGGCCATCATGTCGTCACTGACTCTTCCAAAGGAGGAAAATGAAACGCTTGAAGAATATGCAAAGAGAGTCGTCAAGGACTCCAAGCAGTCAACCACCAAGGCGGCGGAGCATGGGACAAAAATGCATACCGAAATGGAAAATATCCTTTTGGGACGTGCTTGCTCCAAGGACGAAGCACTTGGGCCTTACATCAAAACATTTGAAAAATGGGCAAGTTACAATATCGAGAAAACGTATTGGTGCGAAAAGGCATTGGTCGGTGCTGGTTACGCTGGAAGGTGCGACGCCTATGTCCGCCTCAAGGGAATTGGCGACGCCATCATCGACCTGAAGAACCGCAAGGTAAATCCCAAGTACGACCCATTCTACGATACGGACTGCGCCCAGCTTTGGGCCTATCGAATCGCCTCGGAGAATCCCAAGGCAGCGTGCGTGTCGGTGGTGCTGGCGTCCAACGAACCGGAATCAATCCAGCACCATGTGTGGGACGAGGAGGAACTCTATCAGGCTGGCATTGCCTTTAGCGCAATGCTCAAGGTATGGTCTTGGTCCAAGCAATACGTACCTCCGGGCATGAAGATATGAATCCTCCCACCATAGGAGAACTTGGAGAAGCCGCCGCCGACATCGTCTGGCGGGTGATGGGCAAAGGCTCGGACAAGTCAAGCTATGGAGAATGGTTTCATGTTGACAAGCCGGTCCACGACTATCATATAGGTCGCGCTATGCGTCACCTATCCACGGCCATGTTGCAGTTGCAGAAGTCAACGCCTTGCCCGGATAACAACGGCGAAACGGCGGCGGATCATCTCGAAAGAGCTGTGGTCCGTGCGCTGTTCGTCTGGGCGCAGGTAAAAAAGGAAGTACCACGACTATGAAAAAATTAGAGGACGTTGAGGTCAGGTTTATATGGGATGGCCAGGAAGCCACCGTGTTCGGTGATGCGGTGTACCAGACAGAGAAAGTGGACCTGGGGCCGGAAGGCCACCGGGAACACGTCTGGTGTGATTGTCCCTGCGAGATGCAGATCGAGCGCATGGAGATTCTAATCGGCGGCAACAAGGTTATCGAGCCGGAGCAGGATCTGGTCACGTTTGCCGAGGAGCTACTCATGGAAGAGGCCGACGAGATTCTGATGGAGAAGGCATGAAGAAGGTCGTCGTAACCCAAGCTTTCGGGGATAAGTGGATGGAGGTACTGGCATTGACCAAGCCGCGCATGGAGGATTACTGCAAGCGCACCCAGAATGATTTTATCTCGATCGAGAAACCGCTGGTCGAGCCTGTGCAGTACACCAAGCTGGTCATCGCAAACATCATGGTCACCCGTGGGTATGAGCAGGTCACGTTCTTTGACTGCGATGTCTTGATCGCGCAGGATTGCGAGGACATTGCTGCACAGGGTGACGACTACGCTTTCCTTGGGTTTAACGAGGGCGAGTACCTTGACCGAAAGAAGGGATTGAAGGATCTGGCCAAGACCTTCGGCGCGGATATTGAGCCTAAGTTCTATTTCAACACCGGCGTCTTTGCCATGAACAAGGGGGCCATTGGTGCGTTGTCGCAACCTCCGATGGGTCTGTTTCCGAATCACTTTGCCGAACAGACCTGGCTTAACTTGAACCTGCACCTATGGGGAACCAAGACGCAGGATCTTGACCCAGCCTATAACTGCATGACCAGCGTGGAGTCGCACTTCGGGCTGGACCGATACAGGGATGCGATGGTTATCCATTACGCAGGGCAATCGAATGACATGATCCAATTAAAGACCAGCATCCAGTATGATGACGCCAAGCTGAAGGAGATGGGTCGATGACGCCTGTTAAAGTGGTAGAGCGCGACGGCAAGTACGTCCTGCAAACCTTGTTTGGAAACCCCATCGGTCCGCGCCTGTGGGGTACCGAGCCGCCCAACGGGTTGCCGCCAATCAATGACATCTTCGACACCAAAGAGAAGGCCAGGGACGCTGCCGAACTCTGGAATATGTACGCCCTATGGTGCCGTGAGCGTTCTGGAAAGATGAAGAAGAAATGGTCTCGACGCAGCTAACCAAGTGGGACGAGGATGAACGCATCCGCCAACTGGCCGGAGAGATCGTCATCCGGGCCATTCAGGACATACGCCTTCTACAAAGGCGAGGTATGCTGGATGGAACGAGGATCACCGGCTACCAAGAAGGTAAACTTAAGGATTGCTACGAGTACTCCGAGCCTGGTTCCATCGAGGGACTTGTCTCTGACTTCATGGACGGAACCATACTCTTCTGGTGCCGCGTGGCCGGTGTTGACATCGACCAGCGCACCCTCAACCGGGTAATCGAAAGGAAGAACAAATGGAATATATTAAACTTGGGGCCGAAGTCGTCATCTACGGAGT